TGCCCATGCCGCCGAACATAGCCGGGTCGCCAATGAAGCTGCTAGCCAATCCGACAATCTGCTTTACCACGAAAATGCGATACAACTCTTTGATAATATCGGTAGCCATCGACTTGAAGGCTTCCTTAACAGACTTGGTTCCGTCAACCATCGACATCAGCGCGTTCTCCATAGAGTTGCTCACAGCGTCCTGAACAGCCTTCAATCTATCAAAGGCGGGTATCAGCTTGCTTGTTACTGCGTTCGCGCCACCAGTGGCCCCATCCTCAATCCCATCTCCAAGAAAGTCCATGTCGGTTGCGCCAGCCGCAAAAGCGGCGCGAAGTGCATCAAGGCTAGACAAAGGCGCGGTTATTGAATCAGACAGGCTGCCCAATTCATCGCGGGCTGTTGCCGCAGACGCTGTAGCCTCATCAGCCACACCGCGCATCGCGGTCGCTAGGCTCGTCCCCAAAGGAGTTAAGTTCGTGTTGAAAATACTGTTTAATGCTTCAGCAACGTCCGCAGTAAAGTCAACAAAAGACTCTGACATATCGGCCACCCGCTCAAGGAAGAACGAAGCCATAGCCGATGACCCAGCTTTAATTGCAAGCGGAACAGTCCCGAACGCCATTCTAATGCGAGAGAAAACCTCTACAGCGACATCCTTGAGTAAACTAAGAGCGCCTCCAAAAGAACCAGCCCCTCGCCTAAGCTGCAAAAACATCTCAACCAGCTTGGCAACGCCTAACAAAACAGCGATTGGCAGAAACCTCATCAAGATTACACCAAGTGCCTTGAAAGCGGCACCAGTCAATAGGGCCGCCGATTTCAAGGCCACCATAACTCCAGAAACTCTGCCAGCAGATAAACCCGCAGCCAAAACAGAAGCGCGAACAGTCACCATAGCCGAAGACAATATGCCCCCAGCGCCAGACGCAGCTATCATTGATGGCACCATTTTCGCCGCCATAAAGCCTGCGAACAAACCCGCTGCAATCAAGGCAGTATCTATATTTTGCATAATCGTGGGAAAGGCAGAACCAAACGAGCCGCTTATACCCTTTATGGTATTTCCAATCGCTGACAATGGTTCCTGCAAGACCCCAAGAGCCTTGCCCATTTCAGACACTTCAGCGCCAGACCTCTGCACCGCCACGCCGAACGCAGCAAAGATAGCAACACCAGCGCCCAATACCGCACCAATCGGGCCAAAGATGCCGAGCAACTGCGAACCCTGCTGACCAAACGCCTGCAAAGCATTTTGTCCGCCGGAAATCTGAACCGCAAAGTCACCAACTTGATAACCAGCTTGCTGAAGAGCGCCCTTCGCCCATTTGTTTGTGGCGACGGCATTGCGGTTGTACTGGTTCGCGTTTGTGCTAAGAACCTTGGTGGAGTTCTTAATTTGACGGTCAACGCGCTGGACTTGCTGCTGAACTTGCTGCAAGCCCTTTGTCGCGTCACCGACCTGAGCCGACACTACAATGTTGATGTCATTTGCCATTGCGCTGCCGCTCCTCAATCAATCCAAAATATGCGACCCACTCATTATACTCCGAAAGAGTGATTTCTTCAATCTCGCTGATTGTCTTGTGTAGACGGTCTGCCAGCGTGACCAAGTTCATCCTGAATGAGTCGCCCCTTAGTTTTTTTCGTGATCCTCAATGCTATCAGCGGAAAACACATCTCCAAATAGCTTGGCAATCACGCCGATAGGCTCGCCCATCAGGATTGGCTTGTCCTCCAGCGTAAACGCCTTCTCACCAGCCTCATCTTCGCACTTGGCGATAATCATCTCAACCATCGCGCCCATAGTTGTGCTTGTCAGAAAGTTCGGGTGCTTGCGCTGAACCTTCTCAATATCTCGTGCCGTTACCGGGCCAAAGAAAAGGCGAAGCGGCTGTTCCGCCTCGCCCCATTCTTCAACCTCGGCAATGCTGCGCTCCTGCTCCGACCGTTTGGCCGCAATACGCTTTGCAATGCTCATGTCGTTCCCCTGTTTATGCTACCGTCGATTGCGACAGTGCGCCGTTACCCTGCACGGAAATAGACATTTCCACAAGGCCATCGTAGGACGAGTTTACGCTGCGCCCAGTAACAATGGCAGCGCCAGTCAAATAGACATCGCCTGTCACGTCGCCTTCTGGGTACAGGCTCAAAGTAACCTCTGCGCCGATAGTCAACGCGCCTTGGCCCGCTGTGTCAGTCTCGTCCCAGAGAACGTCGATTGAACCAGTGTAGGTTGTCAGGCTGGGCTTGTAGGTCCGTGCCGTGTCGCCCATGCTGGTGTCGTCTAAGGTATCTGCGCTTTCCTCAATGCTGAAAGAACGGATTTCTGCAATCGCGTCGGTGCCGACCTTTACGGTCCCTTCGCTGCCGGTATGTGTAGCCATAGGAGCCTCCTGTTATCTGGCCGTGCTTGCGTCTTCTATGCTTGTAACATATCGGACATCGAAAGTTAATCTGGCAATGCCGACTGGTTGCTCGGCCTCACCGCTGAAATCAATATCTGTACTGACTAGCACAATATCTTTAGCAATTCCACCAAGTCTGAAGTCGCCGCCCAAAGCATCCTCAATCTGGACGCAGATGGCGTCAACGTCATCGTCAAACGCGTTGGTCGCCCTCACATAAGCATCCACACTGATTGACACGCTCCGCGTCAGCGTCACCGTACCCATCGCCATCAATGAGGAAGCCTCGGAACCTGTATGAACCGTGATTGCCGGAAGGTTGGCCTCAGTCAGCGGGTAGACGCGGGACGTGTAAACGCGGTTTGCTACCAGCGGCACCCCAGTCGTCAGGTCAGAGGCAATGCGGTCACGGATTTGCTGTCGAACGTGCGGCATTAGGTTTTCTCCAACTGGACAACGGTCATTCCAGTCCCGTCATGTATCCAAGCGCGGACAATGTAAAGAACGCCAGAAATAAGCATTTTGTCGGTCTCGGAAATGTAAGGAATATCCGTAGTTCGGCAATTCACGCGGGGCTGCTCTTGGTGAACCTGAACAAAACCGCCCGCATCAACAGGGACGGTCTCATTGTCAAAGATAACACTAATTTCGCTGTCGCCAGCCGCGTCTTTGCGTTGATACGAAGCGGTGACGGCGAACTCATCAAGGTTCAAGATGTCAGCAAGGTCACTCGTCAGAGGCAGGGGCATCTACAACCTCCGAAGGTGTGTGTGCTTCAGCCAAGTCACGCGCAATCAGCTTCTCGCCGCGCAGCACGTCAACATCGTGAATAGTGCCAGCGCGATAAACCTTGCCATCCCACTGAGCCTTCTTGAGCAACTTAATCTGCATTTTTCTTACCGCGCTTCTTCAATGGCGAGGCTTTGCTTGCCTGCAAGCCGACTGAACGGTTTGTCTCGATTTCCGACTTTGGCTCAGGCGCGATTGTCACGCGGCCCATAACCGAAAGCTGGGACGCCTCATCGGGTGTAAGGTCAACAATGTCACCAGCAGAGCGGCGTTGGCCGCCAGCGATGCATGACTTCAATACGAGATGTGGCATAGGTGTCTCCTGTTTGGGGTAGGGAGGGCCGTTAAGCCCTCCCCATGATAGCGTCATTATACGCCGTCGTTGTTGTATGCGAACGATACTGCATGGCGAACTGCCACATCCATCGTCTGCAAAGCAACAATACGAACAGTGCCGCTTGTCGAGTTGGTGTATGGGTCAACAGTGATGTCGAGGCCGCCGTACATGCCAACCAGCAGGTCGCTGAAGTTACCGAAGTACAGGTCACCAGAGGTGACTTGGTTCGATACGATTGAGCGATAACCGTTGATGGTGTTGCCTGGCTCAACCACAAACTGACCAGAGCCAGAGTCTTTTGTGGTTGTCTTCAGCGCACCGTACATGCCTGCGGGCAGGATGTATGCGAGGTTGCCCATAAGAGCGTTATCCTCGGCAACAGCGGTTTCCATTGCCACAACTTCGGCAAAGGTTGGGTTCGCAGCCGCAAACGCAGTCGGCGCATTGATGCCGGATACGTTCTTGATGCCTGTAGGCTGGCCAGAAGAGCCGGAGCCTGCAAGTGCGCCAAGGTCCATCGTCTGAGCAATGGCGACCGAGAGGTCGTTACGGATAAGAGCCTCAATGTCCAAGCTGGACTGCATCATCATCAAGCGATTGATGTCAATCCAAGAGCCAAGTGTCTTCGGGGACATGGTGATTTGCCCGAAGGTTGGCTCTGACTCGGCGGCGGCTCCACCCTCTGTTGAAATCCATCCTGCCTGAGAAGCACTGGATTTCTTGGGGATTTTTACGTCACCGACCAAACCACTGAGCATTGTCGCACCAGCTTGCATCACGGACGAAGCATTGCGCAGAACGTCGATGAAATCACCGCCACGGAAGTCTTCAGCAATGATTGCTGCGTCGTCCGTGGTGTTCAGGTTACGCTTCGACAAGTCCCAAGAACGGCGCACGTCCGCAGGAATATAGAGGCCCTGTGGGTCAACGCCGTCGCGCTTGGCAGCTTCAGCAGCAGCTTCAAATTCGAAAGCAGCAGCTTCTTGCGCCTTGCGGTCGCTTGGGTTTGACATCGCACGGATTGCCTTCATCAGAGAGAAGCGACGAACTTCTTTCTTGGACAAACCAA